ACTACCGTCTGCCTTACGTGCGAAGGCTATGTCTCTGTCTTGGACATGTCCCATGATGCACGACATGAACTTCTTTTGCAACATGAGTTTTGCACAGGTGACGGGTCTGCCCATAACACCGCTCGTGAAGTAGTGGCAGTACGCGATGCCATCGATGATGATTGGTTGTAGAAAAGGGATAACTTCCCAGCCGGTTTCGTCCAATAAGAAATGATCATAACTCATTAGTCCTTCTAGTTTAGGGTCAGCTTCAATGGCCCGTTCGATTCTCTGCTCATGGTTGCCTAACAAGAATACCATTCGTGGTGTCCACGTTTTCTTCTTGTTACTACGCAGTCTCTCCTGTTCTTTACGGATAGGTAACATGAATTGATTCATAGCTTCGATGCCAGCTTCAATGTCAAGTGTATACCGCCGTCCCTCAAACGACTTTTTACCTACGTCATAACTGCTGAGACTTGGCATGTCCCAGTGATCCCCCAGATGAACGATAACGTCAGGCTTAGTTGCGGCTGCATATTTACCAGCCCAGTACAGATGATCAGTAGGCAGTCCCGGTTTGACTTGAGTATCAGGTATTACTAGATGTCTCTTCATTGCTTTTTACTCCATCCTGCAGGACAGGTTTCTGGTGTGTACCACGTGAATCCCTGTTTGTCTGCCCATTCTTGCATGGTGTATCTTGTCCCGTCACTTCTACGTCTTGCTCCGGGCATAGCGGTTCTTGGGTTTTGGAAGACAAAGACCAGCGTCTCCTTCTTGCCAAGGCATCTGCTAATATCAACATACTTCTTCGCTTCTGCTCTATCACGGAACCTCCCCTTAGCTTCAATGTAAATCGTATACGCACCGTCCTTGTATATAAAATCAGGCTCGTATGTTTTCACTTGAGTATAGGTTATCTTGTTGATATGGTACTCGCATCTCTTGAACTTCTTGTGAAGATCATACTCGAACCAACTATCGTAGCCCTTTGGTATGTTACGTCTCGTTCTCTTCACTTGGTCTTTCCCATATCTGATTAGGTTTACGACGTAGCCAGAGCAGCCTAGCGTTCTCTATGACACGCTCTTCAGACTCTAACAACTCAACGCACTTGTTGAACATTTCTATCTCTGTTAGTCCTTCAAGAAGCTTCTGAGATTTCTTATCACCGATACCATACACGCCGACAATGTTATCAGCTTTGTCACCCATGATGATTTGACGGTAGAAGAATAACAGACCTTCCTCTTCGTTAACAGAAGTCAGTTCACGTTTGTTGAAGTTGTAGTGCTTGCCCGGTACTTGTTGGAAGTCCTTATCAAGACTGACGATGATGCTGTCAGGGATGGCGGTAGCGTCGATAGCAATCAAGTCATCTGCTTCCTCATCTTCTGACACAACAGCATTCCAATCTTCGATCAGGTACTTGCGTATAGCTTCCAAGTGTACGGGCTTTTCCTTCTCCTTACGATTACCTTTGTAGGGAGCAGTGACGGCTACGTCATTACGGAAGTTACCCTTACCCGTAAGGTAGACACGGTAGTCTGGTTCGCTATCTATCTGTGTGTATAGATCGCTAATCATATCAGACAAGAAACTGCCCGTAGTATAACAGGCAGTCTTGACTGACTCATCGTTGCACTTGAAAGCACAACGATAAGCTACGATGTCACCGTCGATTAGGATCACAACGCTTCCGCTTCAGAGATAGCGTTATCGGTATACTCGATCAAGTTTGTGATCTTCATCTTAATCATCGAAGGTGAACGACCTGTACCAACAGACCAATCGTAGTAACCTACAACAGCAACAGCTTCAGATCCGTTAGAGATAAGTACATCTTCAGGTATCTCAACGCCGTCAGTATCAGTCAGTCGCATAGGGTTGTTAGACTTCATCGTAATGAAGAAGCCACGCTCGTCACCTTTGTTGCTTGGTGCGATGCCCATCTCTTCAATCGCTTCAACAGCTTTCTCGCTGAGGTTGCCAAGCTGTACCTGATACTTGTTACTGTACTTGTTGAGCTTGTTACGCTCACACCAGTAGACGGTACCGCGTACAGTGATGGGTGGTAGTTTGTTTGCAGACATAAGTTTCTCCTTAATGAGTTTCTGCCCAGTTGTTGCCTACTCTATATTCGCCGTCTAAGGGACACCGTAGGCTGAGTGTCTCACCGGCGATTCGGATAGCACGTACACCCATACGTCCAACCGTATCAGCGTAGTGTGCTGGTGTTTCTATCTGCCACTCGTCATGGACGTTAGCAACAAATCTGTGTGGTATGTACAGTAACTTAGCATTCAAGATTGTCAAGGCTTCTTTCATAACGATAGCCCCGGCACCTTGTAGTAACGTATTCAGTGCGGCGTGTTCTGATCTGACTCTGAGCTTTCGTCCGTCAAGTCCAGTAAGGATGCCTGATACAGCCTCTCTGTGAGTATCTCTTCTAACTCTTTCAAGAGACGGCGTGTTAGAAAGAAATGTTTCTTTAAGTCTGCGTCCAGTAACGCTATTTCCTCCAACGATAGCTCCGATCTTAGCATCGCCGGCTCCATACAGAAACGCATAAATGAATGTTTTTGCAAGAGGTCTTGTCTCAAGTCCAGCTGCTCGTTGATTAGCCGTATGAATATCGCCATTGAGGATTTCATTGGTATAGTCTTCGTCATCCATGTAGTGAGCCAACATACGTAGCTCTAAACCGCTGGCGTCGATGCCAACTAACTTGTTACCTTCGTCCACTGTCCAGCATGACCTGCACTCTGTTCCGAACGGTGCAGACACTGCTGGTACCTGCGCCATGTTAGGTGATTGATGTGTCATACGTCCTGTCACAGCACCGTTAGTGATGACTCTACCGTGTACTCTACCATCGTCCTTGACAGCTTTCAACCATGAGTCGATCTGTGCAACACGTTTCTGTAACATCATGTAACGTGCAACAGCTTTGGCTTCAGGTCTGTCGATACCGTCAAGCACCTTCTCATCAACGATAATGTTACCCTTCTCAGTCTTCTTGTCAAACTTAACACCGATACTTTGCAGGCGCTCTGCTATCTGCTTACGTGAGCCGGGATTGAACACTGTTACCTTGTCCTTCAGACGCTTACCTGTCTTCTCAGAGATTCGTTCTTCAACGATAGGTGGAAAGATAGACTGTAGCTCTGCTTCGATGTTGTTCATCTCAAACATGAGGTCCATCATCAGCTTCTCAGCATATTCCGTGTCTAGCCTGAATCCGTTACGTTCCTGCTCAGTCACGATCCAGCCCACACGATGCTCAAGATCAATAGACTTCTGAGAAAACTTTTCCTTCATCATCTGCAACGATAACCACTTATGAACCTGCTCAGTCAGTTCAACGTCAGCGATACAGTACTCGATCATCTCATCACTCAGTCCACCGTCGTAGTCTGTGAAGTCGAGCTTCCCTGTTCCTCCAAGGATGGTTCCCCAATTACGCAGTGAATGTCCGCCTTCTTGACTGGGGTTGAAGAGTCTGGAGAGGTAGAGAGTGTCCACAACATAATGCCGAGGGATGCGTACGTTCCAAACACGATCAAGAACACCAACATCGAAGCCGATGAGATTATGCCCCACAATTTCTTCAGCATTATTCAACACCTTCTGCAATGTGTCTGGTGAGGTGTGAACTTGTATATCGTTCTTCACCTTCGTAACTGCACACCAAATCGTTGAGTGATCCGTAGTAGTTTCTATATCCAAGTAACAGGTATTCATGGTAAGTCTCGTTCAGTTCGTTACGTTCAGCGTCGTAGTTAAACTTCTGATAAGTCTCCGTCAACTGTTCCTGTTCTAAAATCCAACTCCCAATCTTGCTCATGGTAAACCATCTCCTCTATGTCAGCGAGTGTTCGTAGGTCTGCTCTGTCGATTACGTCACTGTCGTCAAGACTAACAGCTGCACATCTGTTGCACAAGTCTACAAACTCTCTGCTAGTAGCATACCGTCTTGTTGCTTCGTAGTCTGTCAGCTCTACGTCACACGCAATACATCTCACAACATTAAATCCTCTAACTGATTTATTCTAAGGTTGTAGCAGTTAGCTCGAACAATGAACCCATTATCACCGTCCTGTTCCCCTTTCTTAAGGAACCTAGCATCCTCAAAATACCTGTCTTTGTCAAGCCATCCAAGAACATACAGATCACCTTGTCGTATGTATCGAGTAAACAGATACTTATCACATTGCTGGTGTAGTGATGTCTCTGCAATGCTGCAATCGTAGTAATCCTTTGGTGGAACCGTTGTCTCTTTTGTCTTAACATCTATTGTGATACCGTTCCATGTCAAGTCATAGTCTTTGCAAGGTGTGCGTTCACAGCCTAAGTAATCAGCCAGCATAATCTCTGCCAAGAAACCAACAGCGTTACCTGCTCCTTTACGTATGCTGTTACGTATCGCTCCCATCTCAGTAGACTCAGCCAGTGCTTTCTTTTTCTGCTCGTCAGTGGGTGTAAGAGTAATCATAACGGTTTCTCCTCACGTTCATCACGTTGTGTTAGTCGTCCTGTAGCTTCATTGTAGAATACCTCACACGCCTTTCCCGTCTTGCCAGTGTATCTGTTCTTCAACACACGCAGCACGGTCGTGTTTCTGACAACAGGATCATCACTCTGACTGTTACGCTCAGCACCAATGACCGCATCAGACAGCTGTGCAATCGACGCAGAGCCACGTAACATACCAAGGCTAGTGACAGCACCATCCTCTAATTGTTTCCCTTCAGGGCGTCTCAGGTGGCTTACAAGGAACATACAAATCCCCATCTCCTGAACGAACGTCCGCAGCTTAGTCATGATCATATCCAAAGCACGTCGCTCATCACCGTTGCTCTGGTCAGATACCAAGATAGAGACGTGATCCAGTACGATATAACGTACGCCTAGTACCTTGACAAAGTATCTCATCCTGCCCAGTACGTTTTCTATCTCGTTACTACCGAAGTGTTCCCAGAGATACACACGAT